TATTGTCTCCACCTTCTCCCACGCCCTCTGCACAGTCAACTCCAATTATGTACTCGTGACCGTCTTTAGGCTCTTTCCACAACCAAAGTGCCCCAGTGTCTTCTTCGTTTTGGTCTCTATCTTTTGTTATACTAAGCCATTTTTGAAATTTTATTCTTAATGGATAGTTTTCCCTTGTATATCTATCAAGTTCTTTAATTACTTTTCCATTTATATAGGTTTCACCAGACCCAAGGAAGTCTCCTAAAACTTCTTGCCTCCAACCCTTTGCTCCAAGGTTGGCCTTTGTTGATTTCACCCATGTGGGATCATTGTAATCTGGATGGGAGGAATAATGAAGGTCAATTATGTTAAAGGCATTCTTCCCAGCTTCAGCCTCGTGGTAAATTTCTTGATACCAGTTACCAAGACCATTAACCGTAGATATAACACAACACTGACCACCTGTTGATATAACTGGATACATTGATTTCCAGTGTTTGTGCATGTCTTGAATAAACGCAGCTTCGTCAATAATTAAAACCGTGATAGATTTACCACGAGCGGCTTCAGGTGTGTAAAACCAAATGACAGAACCAGTATCTAAAAACTGTCTTTCGTGTTCATTATGTTTGCCCATTTCTGGCTTCATCCATGCGGGCAAATTGAACATTGCATTTTTCACAACATCGCCAGCAGCGATTGCTTCACGATCTGTTTTTGACATGACAAGTATTCTTTGGTCTGTTTTGAACAATGCTCTCCACAATGCCCACGCAACACTAACAGTCGTTAGTCCTCCTTGTCGGAACTTTCTTAGGATGTTGAACCTATTGGAGTCATATCCATCAATTGTTCTCCTTTGATAGGAATACATGATGAATGGAATCAATCCATGAATTGGGTGATTGATTTTTACATACTTTGTACAGAAATAGGCGAAATCATTAACGCACTTGATTATTTCTTTTATCTGTCTTTCTTGGGAGTATGCTTCAATTTGTTCTTTAGTTTCATTGATTTTTATATCTAATTCGTTTTCGCTAAATTCGAAGTAGTGTTTATAAACCTCGTCCCACTCTTCAGTTTCTACGACATCTCTAATAGTGTCGTGCTTTGGGAAAAACTTTTCAAACTTAATGTCTGGTATTGCAATATTTAAATTTTCGTTGTTCATATCATTTATATAGTAGGAAATTTATTCAAAAAAGGAGTTCTAATGGCTAGAAGATTAAAATCTAAATGTAAAAAAGAAAAATATATTGAAAAAGAGTTCTTAGTTCCAGCCGCTGCGCCAACCTTTTTCTTCATAGTAAAGAATGCTATAGGAGGAATGATTGCTTTCTTCACTGTAGAGATGTTTAAAAAGTTCAAAAACAAAAAAAAATAATTCATTTTTTGCTGTTTTGCGTTATACTAATTAGATGAATAAAGCGTATTTTACTCTAGCCACCTCAGACTACCTTAAAGGTGCCGTTTGTCTTGTAAAGAGTCTAAAAAAGCATAGCAAAATCCCCATAGTAGTAATGAGCGTAGATCTCTCTATCGATGAGAAACATCACCTTAAAGACTTAGGAGCGGGTGTGATTGAGGTTCCTAAGATAACTTCTAAATTGGTGAAAGTGCTCCCCTTTCACAAGGATGAAAATTTTTGTCAAAATTGTTTCTGTAAACTAAACATGTGGAATACGACAGAATACGACAAAATTGTTTATTTAGATTCAGACACAGTTGTGTTGAAAAACACAGATTGCATGTTCGAAACAGATTCGGACTTTTCTGCTTGTCGATCATTAAACGTCGAAATCAACATTGATGAATTTAAGAAACATCCTTCTTTTAAAAAGTCTGCAAGCCTTAAAGACATTCCCAGAAAATTCATAAAAACAAATTATAAGAATGATTACTTCAATGCTGGGGTGTTAATTTTAAAGCCGAATAAAGAAGACTATAAAAAAATGATGAGTCTAAAAGACGCAATTGTTCCAAACAACAGCAATGGCGATCAAGGGTTTTTGAACAATTACTTTAAAGGGCGATGGCACCCTATGGATCACAAATTTAATTATTCCCGCAGACATTTTGAAATGTGGCCAGAAAAATTTGAGAAAGATAAAGAGGACATACACGTTTTGCACTTCACAGGCGCAGACAATAATCCTTGGAGCAAAGAACCAGAAAACGAAATGGAAAGGATATGGTGGTCAAATTTTGACTGCTAAATATGATGAATAAAAAATATATAATTTTTTGCTTGATTGTAATGATTTCAAGCGTTGTTGTTTTGAAAAATAATTTCATTACAAACAAGCCCGTTGACCCTATAGTTCCAATCGGCCCTATAGTTCCCATTGATCCCGATCCAGACTTAACTTTGACCGAAGCTCTAGAGACCATCACAGAAGAAGAATGCGAAGAGTATGTGTTCAAACTTGCAGACGATAAGTGGGAAGGACGTATGTCTGGCAAGGCTGGAAACGTCGCCGCAGCCGAATGGATAAAACAATATCATGAAAGTAATGGTTTAAAGACTGAATATCAAAGATTTGACATTAGACGCTTGAATCCAGGTCCTAACAATGAAACGGGTGACAATTATACACAAAATATATTTGCTTGGATCGAAGGCGAAAATCCCAATGAAATTGTTGTGCTAGGTGCTCACATGGATCACATTGGATACGGTCCTTCAATGTCCAGATCAAGGACGATGGCAATTCATCCAGGCGCAGATGACAATGCGAGCGGAACTGCTGTAATCATGGAAATTGCAGAAGCCCTTTCAAAGATGGAAAAACCTAAGAGAACTATTGTGATACAGCACTACTCTGGCGAAGAAATGGGATTAATTGGAAGTCGATATTACTGTGCTAATCCAACTTTTCCTAGAGAAAATCCAAACATAAGAAGTCATGTTGCGATGGTTAACTTAGATATGGTGGGATACTTAGATAAAGGTGTATATTTCACAGGATGGGGCGATGGAGAAAGTTCTATAGACGTTAAAAATATAATTAAAAAATTAAATGAAAAATATATTTTTGCAAATAAAATCACAAGTCGTGGAGGAGGCGGAAGCGATCATGCTCCATTCTATAACAATAAAATTCCTGTGGCGTTTTTGCACACAGGAGGCCATAAACATTATCACACTCCTTCTGATACTCCCGATAAATTGAATTATGCCGGAATGAAGCAGGTTTCAAAGTATACGTTGGAATTAGTTTGGGAACTTGCAAATATCGAAAATAAGCCAAAATTCAATATTGCAAACTTTAAAACTATGAATTATAAACATGACCACGGAAATCCTGAAGTTAAATTTGAAAGGGAATAATAAATGGAAAATGAACAACTAATTGAATTCTTACAAGAAGACTTGAAGAATGAAAGAAAACATCTGTCAGCGTACACGCAATATGCTGTTCAGTTAACAGGGTTACATAGAGAAGAGCTTCGAGAGTTTTGTGAGACTCAGGCTGCTGATGAACTAAAGCATGTTACTGAATTTTCAGAGCTTATAGTTCATCTAGGCGGAACCCCAGATGTTAGAACAAACCCGTACCCTTCTGGCTTAACCTGCCCCACTTCGATTGTCAAAGCAATTGTAGAGATGGAAGATGAAGTCGCAGATAATTATGCGAAGCGTCTCAAGTCAACTGAAGACTATGATAATGCCGCTACAGCATACACGCATCTTTTCTACGAAGAGCAGCTTTTAGATTCTTGGAAAACTGCTAGAGAAGTTCAGAAAATGATCCCTAAAAAAACATGCGAAACTAAAGCCCGATCAGGTAACTGATCTCTTAAGTAGACGACAATAGTTATTGTTAAAAAATATAAAATTATTATGATTCATATTGAATCAAGATAGAGAGATCTGTAAACTTACAAAGTTAACAAATCAAACTAACATTAAAAAACTGATATTGGAGGGTACAATAATGCTTGATTTATATAGCAAAAGAAATGAACGAAAAGTCTCGGTTCTATATCCTACTCGTAAGAAAGATGGAACCAGATCAAATGTCTTACGAAAAATAGATGGAATAAAAATTCGTTCTTATACTGGACCAAATGGTCGTGGAGCAGTTATTCAGGAAAACAATGGTCAAATTAGATCATTATCTAATTCTAGATGTGTAGAACCCTGAAATGTAAAAAATAAGATAAACCCCGCCTTTAGGCGGGGTTTTTTTATTTAAAAATCATTTATAGAGGTTGATTAACTATATAAAACCACACAGTATCCGTGAGGAAAAAACATGACATTTTATCAAAATCCATTCTCATTTGATTATCAAGGCAATCTCCTTTTAGGAGACAGGCATCACATTCCCGGTTTCCCGATTAAAAGAAACGCAGGTCGTGGTGACGATTTAGTAATGGCTTGGCAATCAGGGCCATTTGATCTTTCTGGCAACGATGCAGACGGCGTAAATTCCCGTGATACACTCGTTATTTGGTTTGCTCGAAACACTGATGAATTTACAAATTGGGCCAAGATATCTATTGCTCTGCCGAATGGTGCTGCTGAAACTAATACGACTATTGCAGCGGCGTTAAATGCAAACGCACAATTCTCTGCTTGGTTCACTCTTTCATCTAGTCCAGGAAATGACACCTCAGAACAAGAACGATTGTTTATAAGACAAAAGAAAAATGTAGGAGAATTTCGATTTTATATCGAAAATGGAAGAGCCGAAGAAGCGATTCAATTCAACGCTAGATCAGGTGTAAATGAAATTCTTACGTATTTCGATAGAGATAGAGTTTTTCATTTTTTCACTTCCGATGAAAGAACAAGGCACAATCCCGCAGGAGATAGACCTGGAAACAACTGTTTGATCAAACTCGATCCAGCAGGCAGCAATGTTGACGCTGCTGTGATTGATAATGCTTTAAATGCAGCAGGAAAATCATTAGGGTTTAATTCTTCCGTTGTTCAAGAAGATTGGGAAATTATGAGTGGAAAATCAGGGATTTTCCAATTCACAAAGTATTCCGCCGCTGTTGTAGCATCCACAAATACTTCAATAATTTATCCGGCAGGAGCAGAAGTTGGAGACTTTGCGTTGAAAGTCGTCGAACAATATGACGTTACTCCTGAATTAGTTAACAAATTTAACCTTCCTTACACCTTAGAAGCAGGCGATTTAATAACTCCTCCGTAAGCCCCATTTAAATTTTTCATATTAATCATACATATCATAGAAGTCTTTTAAATGGAGGGATTTATAATGGATGCTAAAAAAATAGAGAAATTTGTCATGGAAGATGGGCGTAATGCTGAAAGGCATCTTCATACGGTTGAAGAAAACGGTGAGACAAAACACATCACAGAGCTTTTCGTAGAAGAAGCACGACCAATGGAACTCGCTAAGAGAGTCGTTGAAGTTGAACGTCCGATGATTGTTGAAAGACATGTTGAAGTCCTTGATGAGGAAGGCAACGTTGTTGACAAAACAAAAGAAGTCGTTGATAGCGGCGAAGAATTGAAGAAGATGGCCGCTGGAGTAACACAAGAAGAACTTCAAGAGGCAATTATGAGAGCAGTCGTTTTAGTTCAAGGTGGCAGTTGTGATCACAAGTGCGATCATGAAGGTCACGACGATACTCCAATTTCCGCTATGCAAGCGAATGTCGCCAAGCGTGTTGAATCGAAAAGTTCAAATACATTGGATATCGTACTATGGGTAGTCATTGCAGGATTGGGAGCAACACTCGCATACATCACATTGATGTAGAAGAAAATTTCCATCCCTACACATTATATAATTTGAATTTGACTTCTTGCGCAGCTAACCCTCGCAATAAAGAATGTGTAGAAAAGGTTATATTTCGAACGTTAAAAGAATTAAACAAGCCTATAGACTTTGAGAAGTCTATAGGCTTTTCTTTTAAAAATTCTATAGAAGAGGATTGCTGTCATCTCTAACAGGTCTGCAAGATACTTGTACTATCTTTTCTGGATCGATCCTTAATTTTTCAAGCAAAGCCTCTGCACTTTTTCTCCCAATTGCATCGGCCTCTTCATGCGTTCGAGCTTCGACAAATAAGTTTTTGTATTCTGGTCCTAATCCTTGATCATACATCACTGAGACCCGCCATCTTTGCTTTGGAGGACATTGGTTTTTTTCTTCAGGTGTTTCCCATTCAATAAATTCTTTAGCGAATTCAATTGCATCATTGAAAGAATTAAACTGCAATTGATACACATGTGGAGGCTTCGCATTTGGAAATGAATTTCTTGTATCGTGAGGAGACGGTGTTTTTGTTATTATCCATCTGCTATGGTCCTTCCATATCGCAATCCCACGGTTCATCAATTCTTTTAAGAGCAAATATTCATTTGACCAATTTGTCACAGTCCCCACCTTTCTCTCATTTTTTGAATCCAGCTTGTTTTCATTTTCTGAACTTCTTTTATTTCTTCTTCTTTTCTTTCTTTTTTGACGGATCTTTCTTTTGTTGCAGCGATTTGGTACAAATAATTAATTTTATTTTCCCATTCTTCATTGGGAGAATATGCAGCCAACTCACCTGCTGACTCCTTATATGCCAGATATCCCTTCCAGTTCAACGTTAAGCTTTTGCTGTGTTCATCGTATTTGATCTCCATATGAACACCGCTGCTTAAGCCGTCAAAGTACCATCCAATTTGAGATGTAGAATTGAAAGGCATATCATAGTCTCTGCTCTGTCTGAAAGCACCGTCAATAGGTTCTTCTGTTCCTTGTGGGTTCATTTCCATATATGGAATTTGGTTTTGAACATAGTCAGCGGGTCCCTCTCTAAGTTCTCCAGGAGTATTTTCCGATTGCAAAGCCCAAGGATCATCGAGATATGACGAATCCATAAGCGATCCGCCTTGACTTTGTGCTATCAATGGCTCACCGAGGTTTCGAAGCACAGTCCCAATTTTTCCAGTCAACCCCATTAGATTTTTTCTGGTTGCTTCAATCGTTCTTTGTTCTTGTATTCTCTTTTCTCTTTCGTTCATATTATTCTTTCAAAGTTGATGTGCAAAATGGGCACTTGCTTGCTTTGTAGTGTATCTCTTCTTGACACTCTGGGCAAGATATGGTTTGAATGCATCTTATTTTTACATCTTCTTTCAATAAAGGAAACATGACTTTCCTGTAAACGACATACAAAATAATAGAAATTAGCACAAAGTCTAAGAAAGAGCCAGCGAATTGACCTAGTTCAAAAGTCATTCCTTCAAGAGGGGAAAGACTGTAATCCCTCCAGTCTTCGCCAGTTTTCCCAACGACATAATTCACCATTGGCATGATCAAATTTTGGGAAATAGAACTTACAACCTTTTGAAATGCCGCTCCAAGTATGAAGGCAATCGCCATTTCGATCATTCTGCCTTTGAATGCGAACTTCTTCCACTGCTTTAGTTCTTCTTCTCCAACGACGTGCTCGATACCATCTTCGATGGTATCTTTCGCTTTTTTTATGTTAGCTCTATTTATAAATTCTTTTTTCATATTATTACCAAATACATACTCATGAATATCTATCCAAGGAGTCTGCAATGTTTGATTATATTAAATCAATGTTTTCTAGAGAGGTTGGTGCTTTATCTGCAAATCAACTTTGGTATCCGTTTAATGATCCAACTACACCAAGTTTAGGTTCTTTAATTAGTCCAAAAATTCCACCTAAAAAACTAAACTTTCAAGTGTTTGGGTATAAAAAAGGAAATTTCAAAAAAGGATCAAAAGACCATCAGGCATCTTGCTGTGTTGAAACAATGTGCAGAACGGTTGAACTCTCACAAAGAAATATTAAAAGCTTTAGAAAGCCTCTTGACAAATGGGCAGCAACTAAAAGTTTGATTGTCAAGCCAAGAGCGGGAAATGATTTCAATGCTTGGTATGATCGCAAGAGTTTGAGCTTTTTCTACGATCAGGATTCTAAAACTAAGAAAATGATTTTTACCGCTGACTCTGTGGATATAATTGCACATGAGGCTGGCCATGCCATTTTGGATGCAATGAGGCCGGACTTTTGGAGCGTACCTGCTTTGGAAATTTGGTCATTCCATGAAGCCTTCGCAGACATAATTGCTATACTCACATTAATGGAATCAGATGAAGTTTTAGAACATGCGTTGAAAGAGACAGATGGAGATCTGGGAAAAGACAATGTTATAAGTAAGTTGGCGGAAGAAATGGGCAGTGCTATATTCAACCTTACAGGCGGTAAAGGCGGATATAGTCATGCATACCTAAGAAAAGCAAATAACACATTTAAATATCAAGATCCTAGAAACCTTCCAAAACAAGCACCAAACAATAAGCTTGCCGCTGAGTGTCATTCGTTTGGAAGAGTTTTCTTAGGAGTGTGGTATGAAATTATGGTTAGAATTTTTAACCATCTTAAACAAAACAAATCAGATATTGAATCTTTAAAAGAAGCTAGAGATGTAATGAGTCTTTATTTATTTAAGGCAATTCCAAGAACCCCTAGAACCTCAAAATACTACCAAGCAATAGCTAAATCAATGATGGACGTGGATCGCCAAGCTGGTAGTCCGTATGGAAAAATAATGAGAAAGGTCTTTGAAGGAAGAAAAATACTTACACAAGAAGTTAAAATGTTATCAAAAGATAATGAAGGTCTAAATTGGAAAGATTTCAAAAAAGGAGTCGAGCCAGAAGATAATGTTTTCAAACATAAAGATGGACTTACTTATATTTCCAAGTCAAATCACGTTGTAAAATTAAGCGACTATGTAGTTAGCGGTTTGTCTGGCGACAATCCTTTGTTTGATGTAGAGATTGAATTAGCTCAAGATGGTTTGTATGAATTTGATAAATCTGGAAACTTAATTGAGGAAATAGTTCCAAATGGAACAGAGGCAATGGATGATGCTGTATTTTGTCTAAATGTAATACAAGATGAAAACTTAATAAACAAAGCTTGGGATAGTATGTGGGAAGTGAAATCAGGCAAATTAGAAAGAATATACATGCAATGAACGTTTGGTTGTTAAATGTTTGGCAAAATGGATATGATTATGTTCTTGCTTCGAATGTTAGAGAAGCCAGAAAAATTGTAGCCGACCACAATAATTTTAAAGACCCCTACATGTATGCTGAACGTATTGCCATAGAGGGCAATGGATGGAAGGTCTTGCCTCACGATAAAAAATTTAAAATAAAAATAGAAAATGAATACTTCAATGAAACTCCAATATTTTGGGCAATGTTTTGGCAAGAACCTGTATATCTTTCAAAAATAAAAAATTATTGAAATTTTCTTACGGGATTCCCATCTCTGAAGTTAATTGTAGCAATGTTTTCTTCTATCTTTTTATAAAGCAACTCTGCGTATGGCTTGTCCCCCATGAAATTAACTCTTATACTGAGCTTCGAAATTTCTTTTTCGTAGGGTTGGATTGTTATTTTAAATTTATCATTTTTTCCAGCAATGATGTAATAATTTTCATTTTCCGATGTTTCGTCTTTTAGAATTTCAATCCCCATTTCGGATAATGTTGACTTTGTAACTCTGTATATTGTTTTAGAATTATAGTTATAATACACATGCGCTTCTCCTTCACTCCAAGCTATTACTCCACTCACGATTGGAGCAATAAAAATTTCAGGTCCACATCCCGCAAAAGTAATTGCAAATAGAAAAATTATAAGAATTTTTTTCATTTTAACCTCCTATAATATGTATTAATTATCCAAAAATAAGAAAGGCGAAAAATGTCTAATTATAATAAATGGTCTGATGATGAAGATAATGGATGGTTCGAACCAGAACCAGAATATGATGAAGAAGACGATGATGATAGACCTGACTATGATGATGGCGAGCGTAAAAAATATGATGACGGGTATGGTAGAAGGGATTATCCAAGTTACTATAATGACGACGAAGACGATGACGAAGACGATGAATGGGACGAAAATGATGAAGATGAAGATGAAGATGAAGATGAAGATGAAGATGAGTGGGAGCATTAAATGAATCTTGGAGTTGAATACTTTGTCAGATCCAGGTTTAAAGATTTATCTTTATTTTTTCCGTGTTCTTTATTTTTAACTTCCAAGTCAGGAAAAAAAATAGTAACAACAATAGACGGGTGGCCTAGTGATTGCCTCGTAAAGCATTGGAATATATCAGAATGCGAAAAAGATTTAGTTCTTCCTCCCATGAAAGAAATCTATGTAAATGATGTATTTGACAAAGGCTCGCACTTGTCTAGTTATAAAATGTTCAAATTCCAAGAGCAGCCAATTCCCACCAGCCTGAATAATTGGCGAAGACCAATGCCTAAAAAAGAATATGATTCTTATTGCAACAACATCTTGTGTCCATCTAAGCATGAAAACGCAAAGAAGTTCTGGCTTTGGAATGAATTTGTAAAAATCTACAATCCGTCATGTAAATTTCCAAAATACAATTGGCTTGGGATTAAGTTGAGAAGGTCAGAAGTTTATGCAAATCAAGTTGAAACTTTAAAATCAGATTATCCTAAGCTTTGGAAATACTGGCAAATTTGGCAAAAAAATCTAATCAAGAAATCAGATATTGCTGGAGAATTAATTTTTCATCGTATTTACAATTAGATTTTTTTCATCTTTTTCTTCATTCTGAATTTGTTTTTCTTTGTAGGCGGATCTTCTTCGGCATTATATGTAGGGAAGGCTCCTCTGGACTGTCCAGGGGCTGGCGAAGGATCAACAGGGCTTTGTTTAGGAGGCTCCAAACCTCCTCCTAACACCTGTGATTCTATCCATTTTTTAAAAGATAAACATTTCATACTCTGATATATACTATTATGAAAAATAAAAATGAATCACCATGGTCGGGATTGGTAAAAGTCCTGCATATTCAGCATTTGTCTAAAAATGGCGACATTCTTTGGGAAGATTATAATTTAAAAAATATTTTCCACACTGAAGGTGAGGCATTTGTACTGAATTCAGTTTTTTCGGGTGGAAATAATCCAAACACATTTATACCAAATAATTATTACTTTGGTTTGGATGGTAGGATATCTCCAAACGCTGGTGATTCGATGGCAGATATTCTCGGAGAACCTGTTACTAATGGCTACTTTAGACAAACTATAAGCTCAGAGGGACAGTTTTCGGTTTCTGAGGTAGAAGGAGTGAATCAGGCTAATGGGCCTATTATTCAATTTAGTGCCTCGGGCGGATCTTGGGGGCCAGTGAGACAGTTGTTTTTTACGAACGCAACTGGTTTATCAGGCGACTTAATTGCAACGGTCGCACTCAGTAGTGAAATAACTTTGTCTGATGGAGAGTCTGTAAACATGAGAATGGGCTTGAGTTTGAGAGATTGCCCTCCTGCTCCCTAAGATAAAGTGCTTTCTAAAATTTCTTTTTTTTGTATTTCCACATAGTGGATTACATTTATTTTCCATTTATCTTTTGTAATTAAATCAAGAGTTTTGAACTTTAAAAATTCATTTCCACCATCTTTTATATCTCTTAAATTCTCAGCACTGTCAGGTTCTTTATTTATTTCACCCCATAGAAGACGTTCTTTTTCCGTCATTTCATTCCACTCGTCTTCTTCTGTTTCTATTTTTTCATAATCATCAGGAACCTGTGGCAAGTTTATTTTGTAACCTTGTTTAGTTGTAGAAACAGGATAGATTTGTTTTACGTTTGTTAAATGGTACTTGCTAAATATTTCAACAGCAGGTTCTGATGTTGTTCCTTTATGAAACCAAACTGGAACACTAACGCCTATACATTCTATAGTTTTTCCATTTATTAGTTCTTTTCTTTGTTTTTCGTTCAAAAACACATTATGAGATACTGCTAAGGTTAACATTTTCTTTTTCCTATTGTCTAAAACTATATAAGTTGAACGAACACGATAATTCAAAGGAGTGATAATGAAAAAAACATTTTTACTAGTGTTGTCATTTATGTTTTGTTTCATGACGTTCTTCCACAGTCATGATTCACACGTTGGCGATCCTATAGTTATGTGGGGTGCATCAGATAACGATGTTGCCCGTATGCCTCTTGTACAAGATGGAAACCCACGTACTGCATCGTTAAAAACCGATCAGCCGCTTGCTCAAAGAGGAATTGAGTTTCGACGTTTTTTATCCCCTTCTGTAAAAATCAGAGTATCGAATGCTTCAGGGTCTGGAACAATTGTCTATTACGACAAGGTAACAAAAGAAGCCTACGTGGCTAGTTGTGGACACCTCTGGAGCGGGACTCGTTCATCTGCTGATCTTAGGAGTAATCCTGTAAGCTGTGAGATTGTTGTATGGTATCACAATAATGTTAAATTAAAAAGACCAAAAGTATATAAGGCACAAGTGTTGTTTTGGTCAAATGACAGAGGATACGACAGCAGTCTTCTTAAATTTAAAGCGGACTGGGAGCCTTCTTATTTTCCAATTGCGCCAAAATATCACATAATACCAGAAAACTCTCATCGACATTCTACTGGGTGCGACAACGGGAGCGAAGTGGCACATTATGATGTAGTGATAGATGAATTTCGAGGTGGCGATTTAATTACCAAATATAATTCACCGAGGCCAGGTCGAAGTGGTGGCGGTCTTTTAGATGATGCTGGATATTATATCGGAACTTGTTGGGGAACCTCTAATTATAATGGATCTGGAATTGGGTACTTTACCCCATTGAGTGCAATCCATAAAATGTTCAACCAAAATGGATATGGCTGGTTACTTGATATTAATCCTTTTGGTTCTGCAAGAGAAATTAGAATCCTAGACAGATCTGATTTCGATAGAAGATTCCCAAAAAGTTATATACCAATTCCTTCAGGACGAATGAGTGTTCCGCTAGGTTTGAGATAGGTCATGTTAATCTATAAAACGGGCATATGGTTCTATAGTCGCAAAACTTGCAGTGATCTTGCACGTTTCCCCATGCTTTATTTTCAGGGGTTCGTTTAATTTGATCATATGCATAGATCAGTTCTTCATGAGCTTCGATAAGTGATTGTTCAGAAAACTTGCATCCAATCAAAGATTTGTCTTCTAAGTAATACAAAGCAGCACGAATTTTGTTTGCTGGTATTCCTTTTTCCAATTGAACAACTCTGGCATATGCTCGCAATTGCAAGTCTGTTCGAATTGTTCTTAGATTTTTCCTATATCTTCCCTTTTTAGTTGTTTTGTAATCAATAATTATCCATTCATCACCTTTAGGAATCAACCTGTCGATGAATCCCTTGATCATTTTGTTGTTTGGAGGATCGATGTCAAATTCAAATTTATATTCTATCTCTCCCTCTGTTCCAAGTTGATCAGTCAAATACTGAATTGATTCCATATGTTTGGGAAATCTCTTTTTATATTCCTTGGGCAATGTAGGAGCAAAAATTTCATTCCCATCTTTATCTTGGTCGAAAGGTATTTTTCCTTCCAGTATATCTTGCGATATCTTCTCTAAAGAAACTTTTGCTTCTTTTTCGACATACAACTCTGCAATCTTGTGGACCATTGATCCGTATGTGAAGAAAAAAGGCTCCTCAACTCCAGTGTCAATTTTTAGATGATATTTATACTTGTATTGTTGCTGACATTTATTCCACACATCTTTTCGGGAAACGCTTATGTGGTTGATATCCATTGAGAAACTTCCGTTGACTAAAGAAAATGTTTTTGTTAATTTATTCTTCAAGTAAAAAAATAGCAATACCAATTTGCAGAGTGGTCTTAATGTCGGTCGATTTTGATAAATTTCTAGCTTGGGCAGAATCCCGTTGGGGTGGCGATGTGATAGTAAAGGGTGAAGAAATTCGCTTGAATTCTCCTTTTACTGAAGATTACAAACATAAGATGTGGTGTAATTGCTCTGGCGGTAAGAAAAAAAGAAATAATGGAGTCTTTCACTGTTGGAAAACAGAAGAACGAGGAACTTTAATTTCTCTTGTCATGTTTAGAGATGGATGCTCATACGACGAAGCTTTGGAGATATTGGGAGGAAGCGACACGTTTTTAGCAGAGGCAGAATTAAAGTTAGAAGAAATATTTAATAATTCAAATCAAGAAATTGCCCCTGTGGCGGAAGAGAAAGAGTTAACTTTGTCCCTTCCGCCAAATTCATATAAAATCAAAGACCTTCCAGAAAGCGATTTTTATCGAATAAATGCAGAGATGCACCTATCTGAAAGGAAGATCCCCACAGATGGACTTCTGGTGTGCATTGGCGGCAAGATTGGCGACATTGACTACACTAATAGAATCATTATACCTTATTATGATAAGTATGGGGATTTAATTTACTTCAATGCTCGATACTTAGGAAGCGAGAAAAGAGTTCCGAAGTATATGGGACCTCCTAAAGAACTTGGAATCGGAAAGTCAGATATTTTATATTTTCCAGCTTGGCCTGAGCAAGGATCAAAAATACATTTAACAGAGGGCGAATTGGATGCGAAAGTTTTAAGAATGTCTGGTATGTGGTCTGGTGCTTTTGGGGGAAAGGAAATTAGCGATAAGCATGCCCAGATTTTAAGAGACTTAGAGTCAAAAGTTGTCCTATGTTTGGATAACGATAGGGCTGGAAAAGACTCTTTACCAGAAATCGGTTTATCTTGCGTAAGGGGTGGAATTTCTGTTGAATATGCATTCCCACCGGAAGGATATAAAGACTGGAATCAAATGTTGGAAAAGTTAAATGCAAAAATTATAAGTGCCTACATCAAGAAAAGCACCGAACCATTTGATGTTTTTGAATGGGAAATTAAAAGCGGTAAAATCGCTAAAAACTTAGACACAGAATAAAAAACTAATTCTTAATTAACTAGTTTATATCATGAAACATTTAGAGAGATTTGTTGGAAAAGTATGCACGGTTTTTACTGTAGGCATCAATAGAGATTTCAAACAAGAAAATCCAAAAACATATCCAAAGCCTTTGTATGTTTATTTTATGGGTGCTATAGAATTTGTGAACGAACATGGAATCATGATGCAACAAGTGACAACTGGTTTGTCCACTTTTGTCTTCATGAATAATGTCGTAAGCATTTCTGAGGAAGAAGTCCTAGACCCAGAGAACGAAAACGATGCTGAAATGATCAAAAAATATAAAGAAGACGCCGAACAGATCAAAAAACAATATAGCACTCAAGGAAAAGATGATGCTCAAGCCGAATCTTCTGAATATTTAAATGTAGATTCCATGAGTGACTTATCTGACATGATACAGAAAGATATAAAATGAAAAACCATCACTTAGATATAATAAGGGCGACAGAGGCAGCGGCAATATCTGCTGCCGAATGGGTTGGTCGAGGCAATAAAGAGTTAGCAGACAAAGCTGCAACCGATGCAATGCGTTCAAGATTGAACGATATAGATTTTCGTGCGCAAATAGCTATAGGCGAAGGAATCAAAGATGGTTCTTTCGGGCTTTTTGAAGGAGATCTGGTCGGAGCCGCATATGGGGATTGTCCCTCTGATGCGGAATATGATATTGCAGTCGATCCGATTGAGGGAACAACCCCCACGGCTAAAGGTGGGTACGAAGCAATGGCCGTTCTTGCTATGGGGAATGTAGGATCACTGTACAAAACAGATGTTTTTTACATGGACAAGATTGCCGTGGGTCCCAAGGTGGCAGCAAAGGCTCAGATTGACCTCAAAAACCCTGCAAGTGCAAATGTTGGGATGGTTGCTGCTGCTTTGGGGAAATCGCCAGAGCATGTTACCGTATGTGTTCTAGACCGAGAAAGAACAAAGCCACTTGTTGGAGAACTGAGGAAAATAGGTTGCCGGATCAAGTTTATTAGTGACTGCGATGTGACGGCCTGTATTGCCACCTGTGTGCCCGATAGCGGGATTGATATGTATTGGAGCATCGGTGGAGCACCAGAGGCTGTGATAGCCGCCTCAGCGATGAAATGCATGGGAGGTTTCCTGCAATGTAGGGAAGTCGAGGAGTCAGTACAAAAATGTGGTGATTTTCAAGGAATTTTGACACATGCATCTGATTCGATGCATATAAATGACCTCGCTGAAGGCGAGGTCATGTTTGCTGCCACTGGGATTACGGATGGGAAATTCTTGAAAGGCGTTAGATTTACATCCAATGGCCCAGTCACTAGCTCAGTATCTATGAGATCAGAAAGCGGGACAGTCAGATGGTTGACGACAGAACACGGAAATTAAATTTAGCGATATAGTTTTTCTTTTAGGTATTTAACTCTTTCGTTGAGCTTAATTTCGCTTAAATTAATTCTGTCTGAACTCATACGAATCCCACAAGACAAAAGTTTTTTGTAATACTCCAGCTTATGATGCGGATTTAATTGTTCTAGTATTTTTGTAGCTTTATAATGATCTAAGCCCGCTCCTTCAAATTTGTATGAAGAAACTGCACCTTTGCTCGGTCCTTGAGAGAGTTCAACTGGCTCACGATCAACTGGAATTTCTCTAAGTTTGTTTTCGACCTGTGACTTGTCCATTTTCAAAATTTCTTCAGGAGAGAGTTCACCGCTGAAGCCGTGTTTAGAAATTAAATCTGCCATGACTTGAATATGCAATTTAAGTTGTTGATCCTTTTTTAATTCCTCAAGTTTTTTACTTTCCTTAGTTTCATCGTTGTGTTGCTTAAGTCGTTTTGTATAAAAAGATTTTAGCTCTTCGTCTTCTGAATTTGCTATATTCTTTTTCCACGATCTTAGACTGTAGATATCTATTAAAGGGTCGCTGTCTCCTAATACATGGGGCATTAGCCCTATAAATTCTTTAGATTTCTCATTAGTAAAGACGTTGGCCGTTTTGCTTGAAACGTCAGCATTGTCGCCTTCTTTGCCAGACTCGTCTCCACCAGAAGGAGGACTGATTGGCCTTACTTTGCTTACAACGCCCGTGGGCGTGTCGTCCCCTTTACCAGCATCCACATCATCAGCAGTGGGTGCTGACGAAGAGGACATTTCAGCAGAATCTGCCTCGGGAGATTTCTTTTTATTAATCAATCTTTGAATTATTCCCTTTCCTTGGTTACCGAACGGCGGCAGGGTTCGAGTACCTTTTTTCAGTATCCAAGTGTTTTTATTTTTTACGAACTCCCATCCTTCCATATCAATTTCATCCGTATTGATTTTATTGATTAGAGTTTCCATGGCTTCATCTAAATTAGTTAATGGATCTATTCCTAATTGACTCAAGAAAACGTTTAATGTTTCAAGGTTGGTTTTCCTGCCCGCTCCTCTAGAGTTGCTGCCTTTTTGTCTAGCTTCGGCCACAGCTTGCCTGAAGTGACTTGCTATTTTTTCTTTGAGAGAATTGATTAGATCATCATAATCGGTCACTACAGCTTCTGTCAAAAATTGATTTGAAAGTTGGTCAACTTTTTCTGATATTTGCTTATTTAAGAATATGCATTCATCTAGAGTTAGCCTTTGCTCGGCTTTATACCCTTGCCAACTGGGATTCTCAGGATGGTCGCCGTGCCACAGCTTTCTAAAAAATCCCTTCATTCCATGTTTAAACCATGGAAGCTTTGAATTCGGATCATATCCAGATCTTGATTGTTGGACAGGCGACACACCGCCGCTCATGCCACTTGGACTTGATGCCCGACCAAAGCCATATTCAGGTGTTTCAGGTTTTGGAGCAAATGTCTTTTTAAGATCTTCAGAATCAAATTCTGGCTGAGTGGCCTTAGTTCCAGAAGGCAATGCTGGGGCATCACCGGATTTTGGGAGTTTAGGGATGGGAGATGGAGTATCATTTTTTTGAGGATGAAGCTCATCACTAGATGCCTTTACAGGCTCTCTTTTGTGTACTTGAGCAATAAACTCATCGACTTCTATTCCAATGTCATTCAGTAAACTGTCTAAAATTTCTTCTATTCTGTCTTTAGCCATTTTTCACTCCAATTAATCCTACACTATATAGCATTAATTGAATCAATTATGATTAGGCATATAATCGCCAATTTTCTTCAAAGACATAATGCAAGAATCGAATCTGTGGAATTCGCTAGACAGGTATTCTAATTGTCTTTGATCGAATTCTGAAGATCCTGATTCTTCGACTTGAAAGATAATAGCTCTTTGTTGTCTGCCTATCACCCTATATCCGTGCATCATTAAATAAGCTGCTGCGCCTAAATCTCCAACTTTTTTGGTAACGCTTTCGTTTTCGTTTTCCATCTTGTACCTATTTCCTTTCGGTCTTGTTCATTTATTTATTCATTCGTTCGTTCGTTCGTTCTTTACTAACCTTGTGCAGCTTCTGCTGCCACAAGGCATCCTCGTGCTACTGAATAAAGGGGGTCGCTAGGCCGAATAACCTCCCCAATATCAATGCCTATATTTGATGACTTAAGCACATCACTAAACATAGTATCAAATCCAGGCGGAGAACTTGTTCCACCTGCAATTACAATGTCAATCGGATGATCAGCACGAGCACTTTTGCCCGCTTCTTCAATGCCGTTCTTGATTCCTGTAACTGTCTTTTGAATCATGATTTCATACTGTGCCTTGATAGCTCTTTGAACTAGCAAGTCTGAATCTTCATTTAAATCTACTTTCATTTTTTCTTTATTGATATAAGTAGGACTTTCGCCTGTTGCCCTAGCTGCCATTTTGTCGATCCAGTCTCCACTATTAACGAGAGCGAATTCAAAAATTGGAGCACCATAGATTGCAAAGCAAAGATTTACCATGCCTGCGCCGAACGAAATTCCAATTCCAGTATATGCTGTCTTTTTCAGTTCAGCATATACTAGTGCCAATGCTTCATTAATTGGGTGAGCTTCAACAACTTTTCCTGTTTCATCTTCAAACGCATTGAATACAGCTTCTAAAACTTTTGAGTGGTAATCTGCATCTGTATCTTGATTAATAGCATTTGCGGGCACACTGTAATAGAGTTGCTGCTTATCTTCGTCGAGTTCGTCAAGAAGACTGTGCATCATTATACTCATGATTTGTTGAGCATACTTTTCTTTTGGATTCAAGCAGCCATCTTTCATTGGTCGCTTTAGTTCAATGTCGTTCATTGTGTATGCGATATCTACAGCGGCTTCTCCTAAAGCGTAGGCAATCCCTGCCTCAGTTCTTTCAATTAGAGGAACGCCTGCGTTCTTCATCATGTTGAACACAAATCTATTTTCTAAAGGCATTTCAATGAATGCATTTACCTCTCTTTTATGCGAGAAGTCTTTGTTTTCGTCTCTTCTGCAACAAACAAGGTTGTATGTCCCACAATCAAATCCTAATCCTGCCATTTACTTGTCCTCTTTCTTTTCTATGCCAAATTTGACTTTATTTCTCTTTTTAGCACTTGAGAAATCTGGTATTGCCCAATTTACATCTTCGTCATCATTTTTCTTTTTGACTTCTTCAGATGAAGTTTGTGCAGCTTTAGCTGAAATGTGCAATCCATCTGAGTTTAGATTGACATTTAAGTCAAGAACAATGGAGATTTGAACTTCTCCATCTTGAGTTACTACTTTTGTTGATCCGGGTCTTATTAAATTAGGCATACTGTATTTATATTAGTAAAAGATTATTTTTTTTAAATTATGGGACATTTTTTTAACATTTGATCTACGCCATTTAGAAGCATATCCACTGATATTTTAGAGCAACAAGGTTTAATTGGGTTTTTTCTTTCCAGCGAGCAGTTAGGCCAGTTATAGCAGGGGCCGCAAGGCCAATCGTCATTATCCCTGTGTTTCTGAACTAGTGTGAAATCATAGTGCTTCCCGTATACCTTTCCATCTGCAAAAGTGAATATTCCCATTAAAGGTTTTCCAATTCCTCCTGCAAAGTGAAAAGCAGCCGTATCCACACTAATTACATAATCTGCTGCGTTTAGAATACCCATCCATTCTTTAATTTTAAGACCGTAAATTTGTGGTGTGTCTTTCGGGAATCCGTCTATAGGGCGAAGATGAAGTCCAACAACAAACGTGCCCCTATCTCTTAATCCCTTAATTAAACCTTCCTGCTGCCAATCCTGTAGATTCTTAGTAAGCATCGCTGATATAGGGTTCAGCACCACTACAGGAGACTTACCATCGTGTCCTGCTTGTCTTATTTTTTCTTTGCCAAAATTTATTGTATCTTCGTCAAGATTTATATGCATATTGTGATTTTGAAGCTCTACGCCGCAATGGTTGGCCCAAATGTCGCTTCTGTTTTTGTTAGATAGAGGTGCGTGCCTCATCTCATGTCTAGTGCAGGCACTTGTCGTGTTGTAATGAATTGTATAATCATAAGGATTCACCTTTCTCGAATCCAAAATCTCATCAATAAAAGGATGATCTCTCAAAGCCTCGTGATACATGGTGGGGCATGCAAAAACAATCTTCGCATCGGGCATTATCCTGTTAAAGTCCTCAAACATCTGTCTATGCATTAAGATGTCGCCCAAACCACCTGTTTCACGCATTATCAATATTTTGTTTTTTCTTTCATGAAATTCTTTTATTGACAATGATTTCTTTATAGGATCGTTTCTTCTTATGATTCTTGGCATGAATTAAATTAGTTTAAAAACAAAAAAAGTTGAACTAAACAAAAATAAACCGTGACCAGAGATGGTCACGGTTTATTTGTTAGGATTTTTAATCAATATTTTATCTGTACTGATTAGCTATCGCAAGAAGCTCGCACAGAAAGAATAATTTGAACATCGCTTTCTGGATTTCCAGATGCACTGTTGTCAATTTCAATCAAGCTAATTGAAAGATCGCCAGCATTAAATACCTGAGTATCACCTGCGACCAAATCAAACGCTCCATCTACAATGCCATTTAATCGAATTTTTACAGAACCAGTTGCGCCATTGTTAGTAATTTGGGCAAATACAGCATATCCGCCAGTGTCTCCATTAATATCCGCTTGATTAGCGGCATATGCACTTCCTGCGGCGGCAGTGATGTCATAAACTTTTGGATATGAATTTTCACTTGCAATATCACTGTAAATGCTTCCATCGTCTGTAACTATTTCGATGAATGAATCACTCAGTGGAACTTGAGGATACGCAAATCTTTTCCAGTAGTTACAATCTGTGAAAGTTTCTCCATCTTTCAGTAAGCGATTGATTCTGTTTGGACCCATAACATATATTGTTCTTTGGATCGATGTTGCGAATTCCTGACCCGTTTTTGGGTTGATATCCAGTTGTCCTTGAATATCATTGTTTAGGTTTACTCTAAATACACTCATTATGTCCTCCGAAAAAAAACGGATTATTTTTTTTGCCTTCTATTTATGTATGAAATAATAAAACAATTTCATATTTATTTTAATTGACTCTCTAAAAAGGACAATTCAGATTCTTTTAAAAACTCAATTATAGGATCATCTTTCATGTTAAACGTTAATTCACGAATGTGCGAAAAGTTCCTTTTGTTCTCTTGTATGTTTGAATATTTCAATGTTTTTTCTTCGGAATTTGATACAAATTGATCTCTTAGGCACACATAAACCTCTGTGGATGGGAATGTTTTTTCAAGAATTGGACGTAGATACTTCAACTGCTTAATTGTTTTTTCATTAGGCCCAAAATAACATATGCAATATCTATTTTTAATTTTTGCATAATCAGGAAATCTTATTGACATGAAAAACCCCAATAAAAAAAATATAGAAGGATATCAAACTCTCAACTCATTTTTTGAACAATTTGGAGACAGAGACGTTTATACTATGATAGTATTAGAAGAGGTATTTAAGGAAATTTATGGGACAGAAGAACATTTACATATATCTGGCGAGGCGGGACAGGAAGGGCGTGCAGGTTCTCTACATGTTTCAAGGGACGAATCGCAAGATACATCCAAATAAAATAGAAAGTATTAGTGAGTTTAACCTGCCGGTTAAAATTCAAAACTCTATTCAAAAAAGCATCACAGATAACCGGATGCTTTGGGAAGCTTGGGCTGAAAGCTCTGATTCATTTCAAGATTTAAAAGAATCTCTAAAGAAAAGAGGGTATAAAAACTTACCAATTAGCTCTTTCCCAAAATTTAAAGAAAGTATTTCCTCGAAAATTTCATTTGGCAAGAAAGAGCAAGGAAGAGATTTTAATTTTAGGAATTTAAAAGAAACAAAAACTATGTTGAGAAGAAAAAAAAATTAAGACCTTCTAACGTAAGACCTGTGAATATAAAAATCTCCTAGGTCTGTTTCAATTAAAAAGTGCTTATCCTGCGATTCTTTTATAATTCCCCCTTTTTCAAGAAATTCTTGAGCCACCTCGTAAGCATCTCCTTCATTTGGTTCCATCTTTGAAATTAATTTTCTAACTCCAATTTTTGATTCAACAAATATACCATTGAATGATTTTCTTTTAAATTTTTGCGAGTCTTCTTCGGGCTTATCTTTTATCCACTTTTTAAAATCATCAAAGTTGAAAAATGAATTTGTTTGCATTTTATTACCTAAAAAAATCTTTAACTTCTTCTTCTGTTTTTATATATGTTGCATTACTCAACTTTGGGCCACTAGAATAATCAGATACTTCTATATTTTCTTTTTTAAACCATTGCAGCAAAGCGTCTATGATTTGATTTGATTTGATTTGTTGTTCATACGCCCACAGACCATTCTCCAATTCAATTGACGATGGACGTTCTTGGTTGAAAGAATCGTCGCAGCAAAATAGCATTAATTTATCGACTTTAAAGTTACAAGCTAAATTTATACAGGCACAAATTACATTTCTGTAGTCGTCTATTGTTGTTCCAAGATTGTCGATCTTACAAGAGAAGTTTTCATTTTTCACAGGGTTGAATAAAATCTTTTGACCCCTGTACGACTCTAGAAATTCTGGATTTGTTCTCATAGATGCAATACAATTTGGGTAATATCTATGTTTATCTGGAAGGCTTAATAAGCACTCTTCATAAGGATTGGACGTTACATAGTAGTTGATTCTTCTCCGCATAGCTTGCGGGCATTCCTCTCCAACTAAGTCCCAGTACTTTAAAGCACCATTTGCAGCCAATATGCAAACGTCGTTTGGAACTTCAGATAAAATCTTTTGCTTACTTTTAAAGTCGTATCCATCTGAAACTATAATTATATTTTTAAATACATTTGCATTGTTTTCAAGAATGGGATATTTTTTTCTTTTGTTTTTATATTCATTGTTGAAAATCAATGAATAATCCTCGCTTCTGAACGAGTTAATATCCAAAGGTGAAGAATTCTTAAAAGGATCTCTAACCCACGTTCCATCCGTTGAAAGAACATATTGGTTCGATTTATATTTTTTTATTCTCATTAGTTACAAGGTACAAATCTAAAACATGGACCATCAGTCCCATCTCCATCTCCGAGCACGTTACTGGTTGTAAACTCTATTGGAACAGGACCGCCTTTATAAACTAGTGGAACCTCTAAATTTTCTGGTGCTTTAATTGTGATTTCGCTAGGCAGACTTCCCTTCAGTTCTATTGAGTCTGGAACGCCAACAACTTGTATTTCGGAAGGAATTTGTGATCCATCTATTACTATCTGAGATGGGAAATTTTCTGGAACTATAAGACGAATTTCTTCTGGCAAACTAGACTCCAATTTTATTACGTCTGGTAATTCATGCACTATTTCAACCGAATTTGGAACTTCCGTTCCTACAATTTCTATTTGTCTAGGAATAGAGTCAACCCCAGTTATTCTTATGTTTGGAATATCTGGGACATCAAGGGCTATACTCTTAGGAAGATCGTGCAAAATTCTCACATTTGGGATCTTAGGGGCAATTATCTTTATCTCAGATGGTATTCCAATATCTGCGGTTTGCACCTCTAGTAAATCGTCTCCAAATGAATCAACAAAACTGTCATCAAAAGATTGCGATCTGAACGGAGTTGCACTTGCTCCAGGACACTCAACAGCGACAGTTACAGATGCTGTAATTGTCGGAACTGGACCCCAGTTCACATCTACTGAAGGAACTGGACCCCAGTTCACATTTATATCTGGAATGTCAGAGGAGACGGTTATTACTGATGGTATATCGCAACCTTCAATACTTATTGTTGTTGGTATATCAGGACTTTCAACACTTATTGTTGTTGGGATGCTGTCAACAACGGTTATTGTTGTTGGGATATCATCATATACGCTTATTGTTGTTGGGATGTCACCATCAATACTTATTGTTGTTGGAATATCATCATATACGCTTATTGTTGTTGGGATGCTATCAACAACGGTTATTTGGATTGGGATATCATCATATACGCTTATTGTTGTTGGGATATCATCAATAACGGTTATTTGGATTGGGATATCATCAGTAACACTTATTGTTGTTGGGATGTCACCAGTAATACTTATTGTTGTTGGGATGCTGTCAACAACGGTTATTGTTGTTGGGATGTCACCAGTAATACTTATTGTTGTTGGGATGTCACCAGTAATACTTATTACTGGTGGTATATCAGGACTTTCAATACTTATTGTTGTTGGTATATCAGGACTTTCAATACTTATTGTTGTTGGTATATCGCAACCTTCAATACTTATTGTTGTTGGTATATCAGGACTTTCAATACTTATTACTGGTGGTATATCAGGACTTTCAATACTTATTACTGGTGGTATATCAGGACTTTCAATACTTATTACTGTTGGTATATCAGGACTTTCAATACTTATTACTGTTGGTATATCAGGGCTTTCAATACTTATTACTGTTGGTATATCATCGTAGACGCTTATTATTGTTGGGATGTCAGGGCTTTCAATACTTATTACTGTTGGGATGTCAGCTACAACACTTATTACTGTTGGTATATCATCTAAAACAAGAATTACGTCGGGGATGTCATCTAAAATTGTTATTTCAGATGGAATTGGCGGACCAGTAATCTCAATAGGACTGAACGATGGACCAGTAATTTCAATAGGACTAAACGATGGTGCTGGACCAAACTCAATAGGACTAAACGATGGTGCTGGGCCAAACTCAATAGGACTAAACGATGGTGCTGGGCCAAACTCAATAGGACTAAACGATGGTGCTGGG